TGGAGAAAAAACACAAAGAGCACATTACCATTTAATATTATTCAATGTAGAATTAGGAAATATACAAAGTATAACAAAATCATGGCAAAAAGGATTTACAACAGTATCAGAAATAAAACACGAGAGAATAAGATATGTAACAAAATATATGCATAAAGATTTCAATAAAAAAGCAGACAATAGACAACCCCCTTTCAGCCAAATGAGTAAAGGAAGAAAAAACACCCCTTATGGATCAATAGGAGAAGATTATTTAAAAAAATATGGAATACACCATTTAGAAACAGAAGACTTAACAGTAAAAGATTTACAAGGAAACACATATAGATTACCAAAAGCATTCTTAAAAAAATTATTTATAAATAAAGAAGACAGACAAAGAGTATCAGAAAAATCATACTTAGAAACAAAAGAAAACATAATAAAAGAATATAAAAGACTATTAAAAACACATTACAACAACGATAAACTAAAATACATGAGGTCAAAAGACTCAGATTTAAAACGACAATTAAAAACAATTAAAAACTCAGAACAATGCTAACAAACATTCAGACAAAAAAACCACAAAAAAACAAATTCGATCTATCAAGAGAAGCAAAACTAACAACAAATATGGGAAAATTAGTCCCAGCATTTATACAAGATGTAATACCAGGCGACAGCTTTAAAGTAAATACACAACAACTAGTTAGATTCAGCCCACTACTAGCACCAGCAATGCACAGAATAGACTTTAAAATAGACTACTTCTTCGTACCATACAGATTAATATGGTCAGAATGGAAAGACTTTATTACAGGAGGAGAAGATGGAAACGATCTACCAAGCTACCCAAGATTCACAGTAGACCAAGGAATACTAGACGATTACGCAGAAAAAGGATCACTATGGGATCACTTAGGATTACCAAGCACAGAAGACGCAGACGTATGGCAAGAACTACAAGACGATACAGAATTATCAATACTACCCTTTAGAGCATATCAATTAATATACCACGAATACTTTAGAGACCAAAACGTAGGACAAGAATATATTCAATATGACGGATCAGGAGTAATATCAAACTCAGGAGAATTAAACCAAACATTAACAATACGTAATACAAATTACGAAAAAGACTACTTCACATCAGCATTACCTTTCTTACAAAGAGGAGCAGAAGTAACATTACCATTAGGAAATATAGCACCATTAGGATACACTAATGAAGCAGGACAAAATACAAAAGTAACATACGATTACCCAAGTAACGCACCAGCACCAACAGGAGCACTATATTCAGATTACAATTTAGGAGAAACAAACATACAGATATACAACAATCAAGGAAATTTCAATTTCGATGTATCAGAAAACCACTATGCAGACTTATCAAATGCAACAGCAGCTTCAATAAACGACTTAAGAAAAGCTTCAGCATTACAACAATGGCTAGAACTTATGGCACGAGCAGGATCAAGATATAGAGAACAAATATTCGCTATGTTCGGAGAACGCATACCAGACTATACAGTACAAGTACCACAATATTTAGGAGGTGGAAAAACCCCAATAATGATTTCAGAAGTATTAAGCAATTACCAAGATTCAGCAGTACAAACAGACAGACCAGTTGGTGACATGTTCGGACACGGAGTAGGATTAGGAGACGGACTAGGATTCACACAATCATTTGACGAACACGGAATAGTATTAGGATTACTTAGAATAGTACCTAAAACAAGCTATGTACAAGGAATAACAAAATTCTGGAAAAAATTCGATAAATTCGATCACTACTTTCCACAATTCGCAAACTTAGGAGAACAAGAAGTTAAAAACCACGAGATATTCGCATCAGGAGATCAATCAATAGACGAAGACATATTCGGATACCAACAACGATACGCAGAATACAAATATGCACTATCAACAGTATCAGGAGACTTTATCAACGAATTAGCTTACTGGGAATTATCAAGACGCTTCCAAGCAACACCAAGTTTAAATCAATCATTTATAGAATGTGACGTAGCAAACGGAGACGGACTAAACAGAATATTCGCAATAACAGACCCAGCAGAAGACAAATGCTGGATACAATTATATCACGATGTACAAGCCCTTAGACCAATGCCTTACCACGGCAACCCAATGCTTACTTAGTAACATTATTTACTCCCCCCCTAGGGTAGGGGGGAAGTAAAACCCCAACATCTACCGAAAAAACCTAAAAGTTTTTGGTAAATTAAAAATAAATTCCTATGTTTACCATAGAGAAAAAATTTTGAACATAATATAAATTATAGTTCAAATAGGATTAACAGTATTAAAACGCTGTTAAACAACTCAAAAAAGTACTAAACTATAAATTAAATCTATTAAAGATGACAAAATCAGAAAAACAAGTGCTTCATATAGCACACAAGCAAAAAGAACAAAGAGAATTCACAAAGAAATATGGAGAATTCAAAGAAACGTTTTTACAAAAAAATACCTTAAAATCAATGGTATTTGAAAACGGATCAGCAATTGCATTAATGTATAAAGAAATGCAAAAATTAGTTCAAGAAGTTAATCAACTAAAAAATCAAAAAAATTATGAGCTTAACAAAAAATAAAACCTCCTACAATGCTTCCCAAATATCAAAGGAAGTCAATTCAGGAGAGATTTTAACAAAACCTAATCAAGGTCAAACAATTAGAGAAATATTATTTAGAAATACGCAAGGAATGGCGTATGATAACTATAAAACACCTTACTACGAAGACCAAGCTACTTGGTCGTCAAAATCATTAAATAAAATTCAGGAAATGGAACCCACAGAAAAAATGGCGTTCCTATCACAATTAAGTAAGGAAACAACTGCTTTAAAAAACAAAATCAAAGCTTTTGAAAACGAAAAAGCCGAATTAATTAAAGCAAAACAAACAGAGACAAACGCAGAGCCAAGCCCTGCACCTGAAAAAAGTGAATAAAGGTCAAAACGGGTCTTATATACACTTGTCTATATAAGACCCAATGACTAAAAGTCATTAAAAAAATGGATAAAATAACACTATACAGAAATGAAAACACCAAAAACAATCTTTTTGGTACTCTTAATATACACCTTGAAAATGGCAATTCAGCAACTTTTACAACAACTGAAAACCCCGACAAAGCAATCGAAAAAGGTAATTACGAAATGTTTATGTGTTATAGCCCTCGCTTTGATCGCAATCTTTGGCTTATCAATCACCCTAACAGAACAGGAATTAGAATACATTCTGCCAATTATGGTCGTCACGAGCTTACTGGCTGTATCGCAATAGGACACTTCAGAGATAAAAAACAAATACACCAAAGCAGAAAAGCAATACAAGTATTACACACAGTACTAGACAAATATAAAACGTATAAAATACAAGTAGCATGAAAAACAAAATATTAGACGGATTATTAAACAAAATAGCAGTATCAATACTTATGATACTATTAAAAAAATTAGAAATATTATTAAATCAAGATATTAACGGAGACAATAAAATAGGATAATTATGCCATTACCATTAGCACTTATAGGAGGACTCATGACAGGACTAGGAACACTGGGAACAGCAGTTGGAGGAATAGGACGAGGAAGACGAGAAAACGATCGAAACAGATCAAACATGAAATACATGCATGAGCTAGATAAAAAAATGTTCAATTATCAAAACGAATACAATACACCAAAAAAACAAATGGAAAGATTACACGAAGCAGGATTAAACCCAGCTTTAATGTATGGACAAGGAACAACAGGAAACGCATCAGGATACCCACAAACAAAAGGATTACCAGCATATCAAGAAACCCCAACAGATTTCGCACCAATTATGCAATCAATATTACAATTAGCACAAGCAGGAAAAACTAAAACAGAAACAGAAGGATTAGACATACAAAACGAATTAGAACTCTACTCCCTACCTTTTTCAAAAAGAAAAAGAATAGCAGAAACACAACAAGCAGAAAAAACAGTAGAATTAATTCAATCAAACATTGGAAATGTAGACGCAGACACAGACCACAAAGTACAATTAAGACTAGAAACAATAGAAAAAAAGGAAATATTAAAACTAGAAAAAGCAATTAAAAAAGTAGAAAAACAGAGATCAGCAAAAGGAATAATAAAAGGAGATTATATAGGAAACGTATTAAGCTTAATGAACTTAAACCCAAATAACGAAACAGACGCATTAATAATAAAAGGCTTTATGTACACATTCTTAGGAGCAAAAACCGCAGCAGCAGTTATGGAATCATTCCCATGGGGAAAAATAGCAAACGCAGTAGGAAAAAAATTCAGCAAAAAAGTACCAAATAACCCATTAGATTATACAACAACAAATTCAATGCAAATAAAACCAAAAGGAAATTAAAAATTAAAAACTATGTACAGAAAATATAAAAAATCAGGATACACTTCAAAAAGTTACAGAAACAGCAAATATATATTAGCTAAAAGAGGTGGCATCAGAATGAGCTAAAACAATGAGAGTAAAAATACAAGATGGAGAAATATTACCTGATATATTAGTAACAGGTTGCCAAAACAGTATAAAACTCAATACAGTAGACTTCCCAGTACCATGCGGAAAATGTATACCATGTAAAGCAAAAAGAAGAAACGAATGGACTTTCAGAATAGCAGAAGAATATAGATATAGCAATACAGCATTCTTTGTAACATTAACATACGATGACTTAAACTTACCATTCAAATACAGAAAAAGCTACCAAGTAATACAACAACCAAAACAAATTATAGGAAGATATACAAACGGAAAACCAAAATATAAAAAAGAACAACATTTTAAAACAGTATATACAAAAAGAAACACATTAAACAAAAAAGATATACAAGATTATATAAAAAGATTAAGAAATAACCACGTTAAATACGTAACAGAACAAAAAGGAAAAGAAACATTAAACAATTCAAGACCAATTAGATATTATCTATGCGGAGAATATGGAGAAAAAACACAAAGAGCACATTACCATTTAATATTATTCAATGTAGAATTAGGAAATATACAAAGTATAACAAAATCATGGCAAAAAGGATTTACAACAGTATCAGAAATAAAACACGA